CAACACCTGTTGGTGTTACAAAAGTATGTTGAAAAACGTCTTCGGAAAAGGCACGCTCACCGAATGATGCGGCAGCGAAAGTCATTAGAGTTTATCGTATTCGGCCTTAAATAAAGACCATGTTATTTCTGAATGAGGATTAGTAGTTGTCATTATAGAAGCACCTTCACTATCCACACCAGTTTTCCACTGTATTTTATTAAAATCTTCTTCTGTTAAAATATCTCCTCTAAAAGCAAATTGTGCATCTGCTTTTAATGTCTGAATTGCTATACAAGCTTTTGTACTATTTTCCATTATGCACCTATCTCTAATAAGGTAATTGCTCTTTCCATATCACTTGCACCTGTTGTAACATTGTTTCCTTGTCCACTTGCTACATTTAAACCTATATATAACTTGTAGTCTACAGCGCTCGTTGTTGAGGGGCTATCCACGAATGTTAATGAAGTTGGGAATGATGAACTTCTTTCAGCAGTACCTCCAAGACTATCTCCTAAACCACCATAAGCATTACTTTGTCCTGCATAAACTTTTGAGTAAGATGCTCCACCTATTGATCTATAAACAGCAGCTTGATATTTTAAACCACTACCTGAGTTTTCATATTGGGCACAAGATACATTTACCATTACTAAAACTTTTGAGCTAGTTGCACTTGGTGTAATTTGGTCTGTAACTTCAGTAGCAGAAAGTGAGTCTGTAGTAATTGATGTATTACTTCCGGTAAATCTTGCATTTTGCATTTGTAAAATTTTGCCAGGGGAAAAGCTTGTAGCACCTGTACCACCATTACCTGTAGCAAGCGTACCTGTAACATTGCTCGCTAAATTTACTGTAGATCCATATGCGTTTGTGTTTAATCTAGTTAGTGCCATTAGCTATTTGCCCTTGCTTCTGCTTCATCATCTCTTACTTTTCTATTTTTGTAATCTGCTCTTGCTAAAACTAAATTTACAAAAGAAGTTTGATCACTTGGAATAGGATCAGTAAAAGAAGGATCATCCATTAATCTTTGAGTCCATTCGTTTCTAAATCTTTTCCAACAGTTGTTAACCTTACCATCCATTGCACCCTGAATCCATGTATCTATTCCTGCATTATCAGTGTCATTGTATAAATCGTTAGATAATATTTTTTGTTGTGTTTCTGTTAATGTTATAGTTTTTGTATAATCAGCCATTTAAACCTCCTTTAAAGTTAATTGTTTCATTAGACCGCTAAAAATCCAGAGAACTGACTTCTATCTGAATAAAATTCTTGACTTCCATCTTCGTAATTTCTAAATCTTACTAATGCTGTATCACTTGCATCCATATCAGTTAAAACAGATAAGTATAACATGTCAGCATTCGATCTTGCTGATTTAACTCTTGAGTCCATATTTCTATTAGAAGTTTGTAATCTAATATAAATATCGTTACTTGATGTAAAACCAGATATTCCTAAAGTTATATTAAATTGATATTTACCAGTTACAGGAGCAGTAAAAGTATATGTTGAGTTATCATAATCTGATCCAACATCAAAAACTTCAGTTCCATATTTCATAGTTGATTCTGTGTCCATTCCAGTTCTTGCCTCTCCTATTACTGTTGCATAAAAACAAGGTTGTAATGGTTTGTTTATAGAACCATCAGAGTTTAATGTCATACCAGTTCCACTGGTCATATTAGAAGTTATACCTGTTGGTGCAAATCCTGTCGCCGTTCCACTGTTCGCAAAAGTTACGCCAGACGGAATTGTAAACGTATCACCTGAATCGCCAATTGTACAAGCGGTACCTGACGCTGGTGACCACTTATCTGCTTTTATTTCACTACTCATGTTATTATTTTATACATACCAAAATATGTACCCCATCTATTTGCCGCTACTCCATCAAAATTAGGTGTACCAGAAGTTACATTACTATATCCTTGCACAACAAAAGTATCACTTCCACTAAAAGTGTAAATAGCTTGTGAAGACACTGTTAATCTTTGAATATCTACGTTATAATTAGTATTTTCAGCTAACTGAGTTGATCCGTTTAAATAAAATCTTATTCCATGATCGGAAATAGCATCATCAGCACTATTACCTAATCCAATATATGCAAATATAAAATATGTTCCAGCAGTTGGTGTACAAACTCCTGTACTATTATTATATATACTTCCTGTATCATAAAGTTCATTATCAAAAACAACTGTAGTCCAAGTATTATCAGATATAGTAGCTGTAGAAGTTAAACCTGCCATTACATAAGGAGTATTATCAGGAAAGTTAGTTAACGTTGCAGTTGATGGCAACGTAATAGTGTCCCCTGACTCACCAATAGATATTGAAGATCCAGACTGCTTGATGATTTCGTTTACTTTAATTTGTGATACCATTATATTATTCCGCTAGTTTATATCCAAAAAAAACATTGTTACCAGAAGCTAAATTTTCTGTTGTGCCTCCATTATGGTAAGCATAAATTTCTATATAATCACTCACTGCTAAATTTAAAACTATTGAAGTAAAACCATTAGCATCAGTAGAACCTGGAGAAAACCATTGAACTAAAGGTTCTGGTGCATGGGCACTTCCATTTTTATAAATTTTTAATCTAAATTGTTCCATGTCAGCCATTCCTTCAAGATACCAAACTACTCCAAATACATATTTTCCTGCTTCTCCTGCAGGAACTGTAAACTTATTATTGCTAGTATCAAATGCAGAATCACTATCCCAAGTTTCAGAGTTGTATTGAATTTTACTATAAACATTTTGTGATATAGCTTGAGCTCCAGACCTTATAACATAAAAGTTTGGAGTATTATCAACACCAAATCCTGTAGCGGTACCAGCGTTAGCGATGGTTACGCCTGCTGGTATGTTTACCGTATCGCCTGAAACACCAAGATTTATCGTAGCAGTATTTGTACTACCAATCTGCATAGTAGCGCTGCCTGAAATTGTATCTATTGTATTTGTTTCTACTTTACTCATACGATAACAAACGTTGCTCCTGATGGTACGGTTAAAGTTTTGCCAGACTGTACCGTGAATGGCCCAGCTACAAGTGCATTATCACTTGCTGCTAGCG